TGATTCAAGTAATTCTGTTTGTAAACATTTTAATTGTCCTAAAAAGTTGTCTGCCTCCGTCGATTGTTGTATTGATTGTCGTGGCTCGGATTGTGTTCATAGTGCTAATTGTGCGAGAACTACTAAAGAGTGTGTCCACCATAAAGACTGTCCCATTGGTCTAAAAACCAGTGCTTGGGAGTCTTGTATGACTTCTTGTGGTGGTCATTTTTGTACTCATTTTAGCAATTGTAGACCCAAAACTCATGAAGCCAAAGGAGGCAAGAAAACTCATAATCCTAATTATAATTCTAATAGGCAAAGGAAAAGAGGTTATAATGTTAAAAATGTTTCTACAAACTCCACAAGTACAAATTTTGGTTTGAGAAATCAAACCAAAGTGATCCGTAATGTTACTGTTTCTAATAAAAAGAAGCGAACTCCAGTTTGGCATGATAATGCTGCTTATCTTTACGCTTCAGGTAAAGGCACTTTAGAAAATCGATTTTTACATTTAATACAAGTTGACAATTATGAATATGCTGACTTGATAGCTTCTGATCCTAATTATTTTGAAAATGAATTTGGTCAATTTGCTGAGCAGGCTCGGGCCCTTTTTAAAGAAACTTATAAAAGATGGATGGATACTGATGATTCTAAAGATCGAAAGAAAGATTATAAAAGAATTTATAGAGAACCAGGTAAAAGACAGCAAGCAATTTTAGATGCTGGCAGAGCTAAGAGTTTGAGAAAAAAGGATCCAAATTACCATTCCATTGCAAATGACCCTGATTATGATAATTATTCTAGTAATTATTCTTTTGTTAATGATGAAGCTTTAGAAAATGAAGATAATGAAGATTTTTATAATTATTTAAATTACTTAGATCAGAGAGAGCAGGTTCCTTTAAGGAATAGGCATTTTCGTGAAGCTGTCCCAAATTTGAAGTATGTACATACTGTAGTTGGTGATGTTTTAAATTGCTCTTTTGTCTCTGTTGATGAAGCTAGAAAATTTTTATTTGTCAGTAATAAACCTAAGCCTGAAGTTTTTAAACTAAAGTCTTGTCTTTACGTTGTTAAGGTTAATAACAGTTTTGTTATTAAAAGTTATAAAGGCAACTGTGAAGGCCGTCAGGCTATTTTCCACACTAGAGTTTGTTTAAGAAAAAAG